CGCAGCCACTGCCATGAAGCACCCCCCAGCGACCCCCGGACCTCTCAGGCCGGGGGTTTTTTTATGTCTGTCTCCCAGCCAGGGAGGGTAACGAGATGCAGAACATGCCCGACAAACCCGACACCTGGGTGCTGTTGCTTGCCTGGGCAAGCCAGCACTCGCAAATCATCTGGGCCGGAGTGTTGGCCCTGGGCATGTCTGCGCTGCGGATCGTTTACCGAGGCGGCACGCTGAAAGACGTGTTGGTTGAGGGGCCTATGTGCGTACTGGTCGCGCTGAGCCTGGTCTGGGCCTTCAAGTTTCTGAGCGTTCCGGACTACCTGGCGGAACCGGTTGGCATCTGGGTTGGCTTTATCGGCGTCCGCAAGATTGCCGGCTGGATTGATCGTGTTGCCGATGCGCGCCTGCCTAAGTCTGAGGCCGGCCAGTGAGTCGGCCCTGGGTCAACGTGCTGTTAGTGCTGCTGGCCTTCGCGCTGGTAAGCGTTATCGATCATGGCGCCCCTGGCGTCGTTACGCGTAACGAGGTGATGCAATGACAGGTTCTTGTTTGTCTGCCGGTTGCCCAGGGTGCCGCCAGCCGAAGTCGCCGGCCGCTGCCGAAGGCGCGCGCTTGCTCAGTCATGTTGAAGGCCAGGCGCTGCATGGCATTGCCAGTTTGAAGGCCGACGCAGAGCGCGTGGCCAAGGTCATGGGCCAGATTGGCCACTTGGATCATAACGAAGTCGAGCGGGCGATGATCGCTGTACGCCGCGCGACTGCCCAGCTTGAGCGCTTGGTTGCGCGTACCGAGGTGAAGTAGTGAGCAAGATCAAATACGTTGTTGCAGTTCCTGGTCGTCCTGATCCGATCTGCATTGAAGCCGGCGGCATGGTCATGCTTGGCGATGGTGTCGCTTTCCAAGTGGAGGGCAAGAACGTGGCTTACTTGCCTAATGTGGTACTGGTGGCCCAGTCCGACGCCCTGGCCGATTTCCCTGAGGATTTGGCTGATTTTGTCGCAGCGCCTCGGGCGTGTTCGCGCCCGGCTTATCTGGTCCCGCCGCCGCCCCCGCCGATGCGCTCAATCAAGGCCAAGCCCGCCAAGTTCAAGGTCAATCCTTCGCCGCGCTGGCCCTTTGCGGCTGGCTTAGCGCTGGGCGCGCTGGTTGGCGTGCTGGGCATGCTTGCCTTTGCCATCGTCTGACGAGGGGGTGCCATGCTTGACCTGAAACTGGATATCGACAGCGTGCCCTTGGCGCGTGAAATCTCGGACATTCAGGGTAAGCAAATCCCGTTCGCGCTGATGCTCGCGCAGACCCGCTTGGCTACCAATCGGGTCAAGCCGGGCATGCTCAAGGTCATGGCGCAGCGCCTGGACCGGCCGACGCCCACCACCATGAAAAGCCTGTTCGCCCAGGCAGCGACCAAGAGTCGCGGGGCGAAAGTCTGGTTCAAGGATCAGTGGACCACGGGCATACCTGCGGACGCTTACCTGCAGCAGGCCGTCCAGGGCGGCCCGCGACCGCATAAGCGCTTCGAGAAGTCGCTGATTGCTCAAGGCCTGATGAAGGCTGGGCAGTACGCTATCCCCAATCCTGGCTTGCTCAACCAATACGGTAACGTCTCGCGTGGTGTGATGACGCGCATCCTTTCCGGGTTGGGCGCTGCAGAGGGTGGGCGCGGCTATCAGTCGAATGCCACCGGCAGCAAGCGCAGCCAGCGTAAGGGCAACGCCGACCGCTACTTTGTCGGCACCGTCGACGGTGAGGCCGGCGTGTGGGAGCGGAAGGCCTCGGCGTTCGGTGAGGGCGTCAAGCCCGCATTCATCTACACCGAGGGCGCGCCCAATTACCGGGTCATTTTCCCGTTCTTCAAGATCGCCGAGAACATCGTGCAGGCGCATCACAGCGCCGAGCTGGCCACCGCCCTGCGGGATGCGCTGCGCACCGCGCGATAGCCCCGGCCCGTCGCGAATGACCCCCGGCACCCCCGCCGGCGGCCACCCCCACCCCCCGTCAATGGGTCCTCCCGGGCCCACCGGGGCTAGGGGGTAATTCGGGCCCCGCTTCTTCGCTATGTATGACCCATTTTCAGAGGTTGGTTGTTGTTTCGACTATGGCTAATCAGACCATCACCCGTCAGCCGTACTGGCTGAACAAGACACGCATGGCCGCAAGCCTCGGGATTTCGGTCCAAGCCTTTGACAAATGGGGCGTTGAGCCGGTCGCGAGGATCGGCAAAGAAGCGTTCTATGACACCCGCGCGGTGCTCGATAACCGACTGAAAAATCAGAGCGGCAAACAACAACCTGATTTGGACGGCGTCGATCCGATGCTTGCCTACAAGCACGAACTCGAAAAATACCGCCTGACCAAGGAGCAGGCCGATTCCTGGGCGCGAAAAAACCGCATTGGTGAAAAGGAGGTGGTGCCGGTCGGCTTCATGACCTTTGCCCTGGTCAAGCTGGCCGCGTTACTGGCTTCGACCTTCGACACCATCCCCAAAAACCTCAAGCGCAAACACCCCGACTTCGAGATTCGCCACATGGAGGCGGTCGAGCGGGAGATTTCCGTTACGCGTAACGAGGCGGCCGGTTTGGCCGAAACCATACCGGAGCTTCTGGATGAGTACATCACCGCCCTGGACAAAGAATCTGGTTGAGGCGGTTCGACGAGGGTTAGCGGCACTCTACAAAGAACCACCGATGACGGCCGTGGAATGGGCCGACAAGCATTTCTATCTGTCGTCTGAGTCTTCCTATCAGGAAGGCCGCTGGGTCACTGCGCCGTTTCAGGTGGCCATTCTCAACGCCATGGGTAACGACCTGATCCGCACCGTCAACGTGATCAAGTCGGCGCGGGTCGGTTACACCAAGATGCTGATGGCCAACCATGGCTACAAGGTTCAGCACAAGA